TCTGTCCACTCTGATACATAATCCCAGTTGTCAAAATCACCAGTTTCATCTATATTTTGTGGACATGATTTGAAATCGTGGTTCTCATCTACCCAGAATATTCTTCCAAATGATTTACTATAAAACATTACTCAACCTCCTCAAAATAGATACCATGAATCTCATTGAACTCATCAACACTTAAATACTCATCATTATGATAATTTGCTATGTTCTCTCCAGTAAATATAAACTCTTCACAAAAATATTGTACACTTACACCCATATCATCAGCACAACCGATTAATTCATCAGTTTGTTCGTGATTACATCCTAAGTATTGGATGCAATATGCAATGTCATTTGTGAACTCTTTAAACATTTTTGTCCTCCTCATAAGATGGTTGAGCAATGGTAACAACTATGTTGTCAGTATTATCAATGTATTGTAGTATTTCAGTGGGACATTGATTTAACCACTCGTGAAACTGTTCGTATTGGGATGGACTAATCATCAATACTCCTCCTCTGCATGAAATGGCACGTAATCATCACTCTTTACATGATAACCTATTACCTCAGCATTTCTATGAAAGATCTTTTCTTCGTCTACTTCGTCATAGTATGATAAATTACTGTTCAAATATGCCTGTATTTCTTCACATAAATGAACTGCATTTGGTTCGTCACCATCTTCAGCAACGATACGGAATGAATAAGTAACAAGTTTCATCAGTTGTTCTCCAAGATGTGTAGGAATTCGTTATATTCTTGATCTGAATATGGTCTTCTATCTTCCCTTACAAAATCTTGCCAATCTGTTCCTTCTAATTTGTATGATAGTGTGCCATCATTATTATGATAGTATTCAATGACTGCACCATCTACATTTGATATAAATTTATTCATTCTACTTCCTCCACTTCATAGACCTCATAGTCATCATCATCAAGTAATTCCCAATCGGTACTGTCATTTAATGCGAGGAATTCTGCTTCTCCTTCGTCTGCTGCTTCAACATAGGCAATATAGTTTGTTACTCTTGATGCAACCACTCTGTATTCTTTGAGTTCGGTAGTCATTAGAATTGCTCCTTTTGTTGAGTACTTTGTTATTATAGGTCAAATTGGGATGAGATGGGGAATTAGTGGACACTAATTAAAGTGTCCACATTTCCTTGACTAAGCGTTACTCCCTGTGAAAACATAGTTGTTTGAACCATCGGTGTCAGTACCAATGTAAACGTCACTATATTGTAAAAAGGCATCTAATAGTGATAACAGTTGGTTACCAGTATCACATTCATTCTGTAATGCATCTAATACAAGTAAACGTGCATCAGGTTCGACATCAGAGCGAGAGTGAAAACGAGTTGTCATAGTAGTAATTTGACTGAACTGAACCTAGTATAACAGAAAAAGGGGGCATGTAAACCCCCTGTGTACCAGTTTGTTAACTGGTCTATGCTCTCATCTGTTCGTACTCTGTAACAGCATCAGTAACTAAATGCTTATGAACAGCAAATAGTTTATCAAAGTCAACTCCTTCCATATCCCACTCTGATACATAATCCCACATATCATAGTCAGTTGTACCATCCTTGTGAGTTGGTGCTGAACAGAAATCATCATTCTCATCTAACCAGAATGTTCTACCAAAATGCATTGAGAGAACTGTCTTAAACATTTGCTCAAATAAGTTTGGTGCAGTCATGTTTCCTTTGAATGGTATGTATCTAGTATAACGGAAGTTTGTGGGGAATGGTAGAAATACGGTCAGTTTGTAAACTGGCATAGTCCTTGTTGAGTTCACATCCAATATATGATCTACTATACTTCTTAGCAACCATTGCTGTAGTCCCTGAACCCATAAATGGGTCTAATACTACGTCACCCTCTTGAGATCCTGCTAGGATACAAGGTTCAATGAGTTCAGGTGGATACACTGCGAAGTGAGCACCCTTATAAGGTTTACAAGCAACCTTCCACACCGATCTCTTATTCCTTTTATCATAGACCATCTTACGAGGTCTTGTAAGACCACTGAATTGATTGTTAGTGTCCTTAGTATTGTTCATGTTGATAGGTTTATTGCCACCCCAACGCTCACCTACTGCCTGTTCTTTAATTGCTTCGTGATCATAATAATAGTTTCTGTTCTTACTCAATAGAAAGATATACTCATGTGATTTAGTACATCTATCCTTAACTGATTCAGGCATTGGATTTGGTTTATGCCATATAATATCTTGTCTAAGATACCAACCGTCTGCTCTCAGTGCAAATGCCAACATCCAAGGTATACCAATTAGATCCTTTTCTTTTAATCCTTCTAGTTTGTTACCTCGTCTTGCACATTTGCTAGGTAAATCTTGGTTAGTATTGCTAACAGTTTGTTTAACTAATCCCTGACCTTTTCCTGGTCTATAGTTATAATAACTGTCACCAATGTTTAACCATAATGTACCATCATCAGTAAGTACATTTCTTACTTCTCTAAACACATCTACAAGGTTTTGAATATACTCTTCAGGTGTATCTTCCAGTCCTATTTGTTTAGTTTCATCACCATAATTGCGAAGTCCGTAATAAGGTGGGGATGTAATACATGTTCTTGCTTTACATTTAAACTGCTTAAGTGTGTCCTTACAATCACCATATAATATCAAATCTTTCATGTTAAAAACTCATTTAGTGGTTGAAATTTCTTAAGTCTGTTGATACTTTTCTCAACATATTCTTCATGCAATTCTATACCTAAAAAATGACGATTACAATCTTTAGATGATATTGCAGTTGTTCCACTTCCCATGAATGGATCTAGAACTAAATCACCAACAAAACTATAGTATTGAATGAGTTTATCACTCAACTCTTTAGGATATGGTGCTGGATGATTAGAGTTTGTTTCAGGATGTATATTCCATACATTACTACGCTCGTACCCATCTGCGACTTTTGACTTTTCAACTATTTCATCTTTTTGAGATTTTAGGATTTTATCAATTAAGAAATTTCCTGGTTTTTGGAAAATTAATATAACCTCAGAAACTATATTTGGTTTGTATGCTACTGGTTTACGGTGCTGATAGAATCCACCATTGCGATTGATAGCAGCACCTTCTGGTTTAACCCATACTATGTCATCAATATACTTCCACCCCATCTGTTCCATGATGGAGAAGAAGTGGAATGGTATTGCGAGTCTCTTGCTCTCATGTGCTCGTGACTCTCTTGCTTGAATGACTGGTGATAGATTAACAGCACACATACGTCCATCAGCAGTCACTCGATATACTTCAGTGAATACATTGTGTAAGAACTCAAGGTACTCATCATACGTTGGCCAAGTTGAGTATGCTCTCGCATTATAATATGGTGGCGAAGTACATGTGAAATGTACTATACCATCATCAACTTCCTTTAATACCTCTTGTGAATCACCAACTAAGAATGTGTCTTCAAATATGCTCATACCATTTTACGTGATGATGACTTGTTACTATGACAGTCACCATTTTCTAGTGACTTGCGTCCATGACATAATTTACAGTATGTCTTGACGTTCTCTGGAGTATTATTATAATGGTTTCCATCCAAATGGTCAAGGTCTAATGAATTTAAAAATCCATTCCATCCTTGACGAGGTACTGGACATCCAAATCCTAGATGACCATCATGGTTCTCGCAGTATTGTTTCTTGTGTTGTGTAACACCACAAACAATTCTACCTTTCTTACGTGCAGTAGCACATGTAGAACATTCTGATTTGAATGACCAGTACTTCCACTCTCTTACTTGCACATTGTTACTGCACCCATCATTAACACATTGTGGTAATGTGTGTCCTTCAGCGAAGAACTTCTCTTTCATTGCATTCATTGGATGTCTTCGTAACGACCCTCTTGTGATTTGTATGTACTAGTATTATCTTCTCTCCTATTCTTAATATACTTTAAATCTTTCCAGTTACTCTCATAACACAACAATAATGTATGAGTGTTTTTATGTCGCATTGGTTTGCCACTTGTATAGACACACTCATTCTTAGGTTTAACACCTGTCTCTATTGTAATGTATCTCGAAGGTGTTGGAAATCCTTTCTTTACTTCTGGAACATCACCTACAAAATATACCCACCCTTCATCTCTCATTATACCTGTCCAAGATTCTCTTTCCCAGACGACGTAATCACCGACTTTAGGCATGTATGTCATTACTCATCCACCTCTTCTGCATCGTAATACTCAAATGGTTCACGATTTTGATTCTTTAGTTGAGGTAACCTAAACATTTCTTTTAGGTCTTTTAGATCAGCAATCTCTTTACGCAACGCATCAATCTGTGCTTGTAGTAAGGAGAAGTTGTGATCGTTATTGTTTTGAGCAATAAGAAAATTCTTAAGAGTTGCTTTGTATTCTTCTTCAGTCATCAGTACCTCGTAGGAATATTATTATAAGATGATGTATCAGTGGTATGAGGATTTTTCATACTCTTTACATATTCTACCATACTATCTCTGATTGCAAGTAGTTCGTAATAACATTTCTGGTTATGAGCACATGCTCTTAACTCATGGTCTGGTTTATAAAGAGATTCCATAAAAAGAGAGCGAGCACGATCCCATTTCTCATGGGTCGTCTCACATCCTTCTATTGATCTCTGATCTTTACTAGGCATAATAATGTCAGTACTGTATTAATTATACAGGTTTTTCGACTGGTGTCTCTGTCCCTTGTGACAGTTTATCTAGTGACACCACATCAGGTACTTTCATGCCTGTGTTCATTATAATGTTAACAACAAACGCTTCAAGATATATTAATGGTATGTAAATATAATCCTCACCCTCTAGTTCACTTAACCTTTGTATCCATGTTTTCATAGTCAGGTAGTCCCATAGTTTTAAATTCTAGCTGCATCTTAAGAAATGAGACCTCTTGTTCGAGTTCCTCATTCTTCTTTTCAAGATACTCGCAGTGCTCTTGGTAGATTATAACACTCATAAACGTATTTAGATTAATTCGATCCTTTTCTTAATGTATCGTTATCATATTCTATAACACCATCCTGTCTTACAACATAACAGTGATACCAATATGGGTCGCCAGCAACTCCATCAGTCAGTTCATCACGACGTGGGAAATAGTCTATACAAAACTCAAATGCTAAGTCTGGATCACGAAATTCTATGTATCCATAGTACTTACTCTCTAGTATTGTTACTAGATCCGTAGGTACATCCTCATCATCACGATAATATTTTATAACTTCTGTCTTGGTTGATGAATCTGCTGCTTCTAGTCTTGGATTTTCAAAATATATTGTTGCCCCTGACACTCCAGCAGCGTAGTCTTCAATGTCATCCCAAGTAGCAGCGGAGTCAAGGGTCTTTATTTCCATCTATGGTCTCCAGTTTCTTTAATTTATAAGCAGCACTTACTCTAAGTCCGTAAAAGTCTCTAGTTGTATCCTCTGCCCAGTGTAGTATTGGTGATGGAAAACATACAGCAGAGCCTGGCTTAGGAAATACTGAATCAAATCTACCATCATCTTGTACAAATATTGTTTTGCCTCCCCACATCAAATCCCATTGTGGATTACAAAAGAGGAGAAAAGTATAATCACTCGCATCTCTATGTATAGAACCATCTAATCCATGAGTATGTCCGTTCATATAATAGTCAAGGATCTCAAACTTAAATGGTAGTAAGATCTCCATCTTCTCTGGTATATATGTATCAAACATAGCAGTACCCTTGACATCCATTTTCCAAAACTTCTTGTGCGGAAAGTTATGGTCACTTATCGCACCAAACTGCCAACGTGGACGACTGGCAATTTTATCGACCTGTAACATTTCATCTCTATCTAATATAGTATCAAATGATAATATATCTTCTAACTTACCAGATCCTTCAAGTTGATATGTCATAATTAATCTCTAAAATGTGTATGGTTTCTAATCAATGCCATGCGGAACCAATCTAATTCAAGTACATCCTCTTCATCTAATTGGTTCTTGTCATGTATGTTCTGATATAATTTATTAAACCTAACAAATGGTTCCCTCATAGATGCATCCTGAACAGCACTCTCCATCCAAAATGTTAAGCATCTACGTTCACCTTTAGTTATAGGATTAACACCATGTATTTGATTAGTATCATACATGATTAAATCACCAGGTTTTAGTTCATACACAGTCTTATTACCATGCATGTCTTTAATATAATGTTCACCACCTTCAAAATCATCATTTAGATTCATTACACAAGTATAATCTGTACGTATTCCATACATGTGTATGAAATCTACATGATCATAGTAGTGCATACCTTCAGTATACTTAAGCATAAGAACTTCAGATGCTTTGGATATTAAATAGAATCCACTAAAATCTCTCAACATACGATGAACCTCTGAGTTCACCATTTGTCTAACGTTCTTGTCTGTCTGTTGTAAGTTATGTTTTATCTTCTTATCTTTTGGTCCACTAATAGAACCATCTTCCCATGTACCTTGATCGTATATACTATTCAGTTGTAATAGTTTGTTCTTGTCAAAGAACTGTTTAAATGTTTCAATCATGGCTGACTTACATAATTCATAGAATCTAATACTTTAACATAGTTATTAGCAGCAGTTGCGAACTCTCGTTCCATGTTAGGCCACACTGCACATATGTTTACTATTATATCATATGATATTAAGTATTCGGTATCACGAGACCATTTCTTCCATGGTGTGAATGTTAACTTACCATCGTGTTCATCAACAACAAATGGGTATATAAATTTATAACATACTTCTTGCTCAAGTCCATCAACTACCTCGATGTGCTTAGATACATTACAAATCAATTCGTCACCATTTAAGAGAGTGACGAGCATAATATTATTCAGTTCCATAGTTTATGTGTTATTTGCTTCGATTGATGCTAGTATTGCTGCGATCTCTTCTTCCACAGTTGCATACTGTGACTGAACATCAGCAGGTTTGAATACATCTTCAGGATTCTTAAGTCTATACTTGTTAGCAATTTCAGTAGTTATCCTTCTTGACCATGTATTCAATGATTTGTCTGGGAATACACCAAACTGATCATCTGTTGCTAAGTAAGCCTTTGCTTCATTAGGTTTCTGTACTTCCATCACATTATTATCAGCTTCAGATGGTGCTGTTATTTCTAATACTTTCCACTTAGCATAATATACTGGGTTGTATGGAAACTTAACAACATCTGCCTCTTGACCAGTATAATCTTGAGGTATTGCTCTTAGTTTAGTACGATATGTAGCCCATTGTGCTTTTGTAGTAGCATCAAGAGCATTATCACTATTCTGTGTCCAATCACAATCATCTAACAAGAAGTTGCGAACCATTCTAATTCCATCCCATGATATCTTATTCCACTTACCATACTGTTGATACAATTCATCCTGTATCTCTTCCTGTTCTACATCTTGATACTCAAAATACTTTGCCCTTACACCATCAGCAATTTCTTTTGCTTGTGCATTGGTTGGTTCTTTCCAATCATATGTTATCCACTTCTTCTCATTACTAACACGATTGTAAGTGAACTTCTTCTTCTCACAACCATATGATCCATCATCAAAGTAATTAAAGTATATTAATCTATCATTATCTGATGTCCAGAATGGAAATAATTGGTTTTGGATATTTGCATTCCAAAATGCTTCACTTATCACTTGTTGCTTTCCATCAACAGTAATAATGCGTGAAAGAGCATTAATTTGTAGTACTACACGAAATTCTGCCATTGTTTTAAGGGAGTTTAAGATACCATCCTGTCAATATGTATTTATCTTTAGTAAAAACAGTGTTGCCACGATGTACATGTGTCATACCAGCAGGCCAAATAACTATTGTACCTACCTCTGGTTTAATTCTACGCTTTTGAAATAGAAATTCAGTCTCTGCTTCACCATCTGGCATATCATTTAAGTATATCATCCATGCCAACTCACGATTTGCTGCTCTAAAACTAGAGTTTTCATAGTGCCATGTATGGTAACCACCACCAGGCTCTGTCTTTTGTATCTTGAGACCAATAGTACCCAACTTTATCTTAGATATATGATCGTATTTTATTCTATAATTTTCAAATGCTGTATTTATATACTGATAAAAATGACTAGCAAGACCTATCTTAACATCATCTAATGTAAATGCACTGTCTTGTCTTCCCATCTTACCTTGTGGGAACTGTTCATGTCCTTGTTGTAATGCATTATTAGCACTAGCAAACTTATCAAACTCTGCTATTGCTTCAATACATAATTTTTTATTTACGAACTTACGATATACCCCTATAAAGTCTTCATATTCACCTTGTGCCTGACTGGGTTCCATAACGTATCCATGTTCACTACCCAACTCCATTTAATATGCTCGAATCATATACTTCACTAAATGATACCGCGTTACGAGTGGAATGTCAACCTCTGGTTGCAAACTAGGTGTAACATTTAACTTAACAGCAGATGACAGGGTGAATTTACCATCGTTTACAGTAATACCAGCAGAGTTTACTGGGTCACCTTGTGGTGCGATAACTTCTTGTATGGATTCTATACCAAGATCCAATCTACCTGCCTGTGTAGTATATGTTGTGACTTCACCTTCTGCATGTATCATTGATACCTTAGCAATACCATAGTTATCTAACTCTTCATTACCTGATGCTGATCTACTCTGTCTTACTTCCATTAATAAGTTAGAAACTCTGTAAGTAGCAGGAATAGCAACATCTACACTTTCCCATGTAGTAGCACCACCACTGGTTGAGATAGTTCCAAACTTAATGTAACTACCACCACCATCATTACTACCAAATAATTCTAATGGTGCAGTAGGTGACTCACCTCCATTACTATCATTACCACGTATAACTTCAAATCGTACCGATTCTGTAACTGTACCAGCAGTATTACTACCACTAGCATTATATGTTATAGTTCTAGCCCAACGTATTTGTTCCGTTCCTCTAAATCTTAAGTACTTTTGTGCATCAGGAGATGTAAAACCACCATTAGATCCAGTACCAGTACCACTGTTAACATAATCCACACCTCCACTTGCTGCATCAAATAATCCTACAGTGCTACTAGTACCTGTTCCTGGATTAGAAGAAGTGATGACACCATATCCTATGCGTCCGTCACCATCATCATTACCATTACCAACATTTAAAGTACCAGCATTAACACTAGAAGTAGAAAGATTATCTAACATAAAATCAAGATGACATCCTGATCCACCACCACCTCCACCTGGTCCATATTCTGTAGTATTTTGTTGAGTTGTTAACTTAACGTAACCATCACTACCATCTATTTCTTGTCCAATATTTACATCACCACCATTATTAGCATCACCTTGACTAATAATACTCTGACCTGATACTAATGAAGACTGTCCTCTAGAAGCACCGAAACCTGGTTTAACAGCGTTGGATCCGTTTCCAGCACCTCCACCACCACCGATACCAGCACCAGAACCGACACCACCGCCGCCGCCTCCTCCTCCACCACCAGTACAGACGGAGTTGTTACCAGTACCACCAGAACCAGCGAAGCATCCAGCGACTAATTGGAAAGAATCTTGGTTAGCATTTGGTTGACCATTCATAGATGATAGTTGTGTGCCATCTCCAGCAGCACCTCCACCACCTCCTCCACCAGCACCGATGAGAGGACCAGAACCAATACCAATAGCAGAGGAGCCACCTCCTCCACCACCTCCTCCACCGCCAGTACCGCTACCACCGTTACCACCGTCAGAGAATCCTTTACCACCTATTCCACCAGATAAACCAGTACCAGATGTTCCTTTTTCACCAACCCATATGTTTAAAGATTGTCCTCCACCAGCATTTATTGATGCAAGAACATGTTTACCATCTCCACCATCACCAGCGTACCAGCTAGCACCACCAGTTCCAGTACCACCTGATCCACCTCCACCACCTTTCAATTCAGCAGTGACTTGGCTAACAGGATAGTTGCTTGGAATAGTATATGTAATAGAATTACCACCAGTATTAGTAGCCCATTCTGAAACTGCGTTAGTTGATCCAGAGAATAAAGTTCTAGATCCATCTCCACCTGCACCATTTATGAATATGGAAGCACCACCTGCTCCTCCAGTTGATCCTGCACCACCATTTTGTCCAGTTTCACCTACAATATAATTGTTTACATTTATTGCTATACCACCTGTTAAATTAATAGAATTACCAATATCTCCAAGAGAAATACTTTGAGTTTGAACTATACTACCACCCTGAGATACTTCAACTCTCGCAGTACCACCAGCACCACCTGTTCCACCTGTCTGTAAATTCCATTTGGATGTTGTTCCACCTGTGCATTCGTTTCTAGAATCAAACATAGTCGCACCAGTATCATTTCTTGTAGCAACAAATGCAATACCACATGGGTTATTATCCCAATCATTTAAGACAGAACTGACATTCTGAATTCTAAATTTCAAATTATTCCAACCAGTAATAAGAGTATTTGCAGGAACAACCAATGTTTGACTACTGGTTTGTGGAGTTCCTGATGTTGCATTTGGTGGTGTTGCATTACCTTGCTTCCAACTACCATCAGGATTATACAAATCCATTTCAGAAAGACCATCAGCATGGAATTCGACATTAAAACCAGCAGCAGCAAGACCTGCATCTACATTAATACCAACACCACCTTCTACCCATTGTCCTAAGTAAGGGTCTGTAGAAGTACCTGCTGGTATATCAATATAAATTGCATTGTTCAACATAAATGTTGACCATACAGCAGCAGCACCAGCAGATATTTGTCCTGATCCTATTGCATACCAATCTCCTGTTTGTAATAATTCATCAAAATCATTTCCTCCTTTACCACCACCAGCAATTACTTTATAATCATAACCATTAAGTGTTGCTTGATAATAACTATCCAAACCATCAGCACCAGCAATATCAGTAGATGCTCCTAATCCACCTGCTCCAGTCATTCTACCAACAATATATTCTACTGGTTCTTGTGAACTAGTAGATGCAGGAACGTTATAACTACCACCAACCTCATACTCACTAAACCATTCAGTATCTCCAAACTCAGTACCTGGAATAGTTATTGTTTTACCACCAACAACATAGTTATTATCAATATCATACACTGTAGGTGCTGGTGTAGTAATTGTAGTTGTTGGTTCCGAAGGAAAATTACCAGCAGCATTATATGCTACTTCAACAACTATAGTTGCTGCATCACCAGCAGTTGTGATATCAACAGTATTACTTCTTAAAGCATTCCATTTAGATGTGGATATCTTAACAGTATTATCATCTACTTTAACCACATACCAAACAGTATTCGGAGCAAAGTTTGAGTTTATAGTAGCACCTGCTGGTGGATTACCTGGTGCATATGTAAAAACAGCAGGGTTTGTAGCAGGGTTAGATAATACTCTTAACTTATGTCCTGTTGCCATACCATGACCAGTGATGGTAATTGTATCACTACCTGTATTAAATGCTGACTGAGTAAATGTTTTTGTAATCTTAGTACCAACACCTGAGACATTACCATAAGTTGAAGCAAGTGGGTCGGTAATAATATAATCTACAATACCATGAGTATGAAATAATGGTACACCTCCAGCAGGCTGGAAGAAGTTTACACCTCCAGTACCATTTTTATATCCAGCAGAGTGGTTATCCATAAAATATCCAGCACCAGACATTGCTCCTGCCTGTGGTGCATTTGATGTCAATATTGCATGTTCATGTTCTGGAACAGCAGAAATCATTTTCTCTTGTAGTGGTCCTACTGTCATTGTAACTTCACCAGTAAGACTAGCACTTACAAATTCAGTAACATTATCATAACCACTTATAACAACATTACCTATGTCTATTAAACTCTCTTGTTCATTCTTACTAAAATACCATTTACCTCCCGATGCACCAACAGCAGATATTACAGTACCAGATACAGGAGATCCTCCACCTGATACACCTCCACCAGCACCAACTAATTTTCTTGTCTTATAATCTGGTACTGCAAATGTTATTGTTGATGTGGATCCAAAATCTTTTTTCTCATATGATCCACCAGTACCACCATAGTTATCTTTAATTACTTCATACAACAGTGGATAGTCTGCTGCACCATATACTGATCCATCACAGTATAAAAATCCAGGATATTGTTCCTCTGGATTATCAGCAGTAGATGATGATACCGTCTGTACCTTTATCTTACCATCACCACCTGATCCTGGTTGTAAAACTTTCATTGTATCACCAGGTGCATACCCATAACCTGGTTGTTTGATTGTGGTATAATCAATAGCACCAGTACCTTGAGCAGCAACACCAACTCTTAAACCAAATCCTTGAGATGTAACTAAAACAATACTACCAGAAGATCCTAAGTTAGTAATATTAAAGAAATAACCAGATGATATATCACCAGCACTTCTTGCTAATCTAAATGTATTTGCTCCTGTTACATCAACAATATACTCTTGAGCTTCATCAATCAATACACCACCAGTACCATTAGATGCAAGGGTTGCAGTTGCAGTTGCATTTGATCCACCACCACCTGAAATAGTAACTGTTGGGAATTGATATCCTTGACCACCATCTGTAACATTAATACCAGTAACAACTCCACTAGTTACAGCAACTTGGAAGTTACCAGCAGAAGAAGGACCACTTCCATTGTCTCCTACTTGAACAGTTGGTGTTCCTACATATCCACTTCCACCATTAGTAATAGTAAATGATGCTATAGATCCACCCAATGCTGCCTTATTAGGTTGTTGTGCAGTACTTTTAACAATAACTTTATCACCACTACTCAACATACTACTAATAGCAGGATATGTTATAGTGTCATTACTTACAGAGAATGTAGATGCAGGATTGACAGCAAATTCTATTGGTTCTGTTGCAAATCCAGCAGGAGTCATTATATCTGTTGTATAACCACTACCAGAGTTGATAGAATATTGTGCTATGGCACTAACAACACCATCATCAACTACTTTATCATCATCAGATTTAAAGACAGGAATTACTGTGCCAATAGGCATAGTAGATGACGTATACGTCACCTTATCTGTAAGGTAATTGGAACGAATATTTCTAGTGCTCATTATACTTTAATTAGATAATCGACCATAGTAAAGGGGGCGATCAAACCATCCATTTTTTTAGTTTGATCAGGAGTAATATTAATTGTAGTGGACATACCATCTGTACTGATAAAGAATTCATCAGTAACTAGATCATAATTGGTTGTTCCTGTTGTATATGTTATAGTATGATTATGCTCTGTTGGATCAGATTCATAACCTAAAGCAGTAGTAACCTCAACAACGTTGGAAACCTGTGGATATACAGTACCAGAAACACCACCATCAACTATAGTATCGTATGGTAATACGTTTGATGTAGATGCAGTATGTGAATAACCATTGTCACCTGTTTGTGGAATGTCATCATCATCTACACCAGCAGCACCAGTTATATAATTTGGTTGAATATTGTGACTAGTTCCTGCACATCCCATAGATCTTTGACCTATAGGCCATGGTGCTGTGTAGTAACATGTATTAGGAGTAGTATCAACTAGCAATGGAATAATACTAGGGTTTTGTCCAGCAATATTATCACCAGATTGTGTTGTTGCTTGACTAGAAGGAACTAAGCAGAATTGATCGAAAGTTTGACAAGCATTTTTACAAACACCATAATACTGATAACTTACACCAAATCCTCCTGGAGTATAATTTCCTGGAGTAAATTTAACTGATTCACCATATAATCTACAAGCTGGTTGTGCTTCCTGGTTTCCACCAGGTCCATCAACCATTGTATGATAATACCATTCATGAACACCTAATGTAGAAGCGTTTTTATAGTAATTTAATTCAAACATATCATTACCAGCTCTTCTTTTAATCCTACACCTCCTAGTGGTGGTGTAGTGAGCATGTGGTTGGAATGCATTAATAGCAACCACCTCATCGTCTGTATATCTTGGTCTGGTAAATGAAACTTGTCCTCTTAATGAGGTTGTTTGTGGTGGTATTCTAAACTGCCCTGTTAAATCTATCTGAGCAGTAGTTCCCACGTTACTTGACACTTCAATACCAACACCAGATTTATCTATCTCTTGGTTAGCAGCATTGGTTACTGTCATATCATTAATTACACCTTGATCAGATCCACTAGATCCTCTAATAAATTTTGATCTTAAATCTGGTACTTGAAATTGACTTGTTGTTAGAATAGAATCAGTCTGTTTAAACACACAAGCATCACCCAGACCTACAATTTCAGCAAGAGCAGGATATTGTGATTCATTGTATATACTACCATCACATCTTAAGTAACCAGCAGGTAATAATGAAGCACTTAGACCTGCTACTGGATCATTAACATCCAATTCTCTAGGATAAGCTATAATAGATCCTGTAGTAGTTCCTAATTTATTTCTTTCTTGTGATAAAAATGCTGCCATTAGAATGCCCTTATGATCATTATGACTGTTTGCGAAGGTGTATTGTTATCTAATACTATATTTAACGCACTATCAATGTCAGTTACATTAACAGTGTAAGATTGTACATTATTAATAGCAATATTTGAAGGTGGTCTCAGTCCAGCAGCAGTCATAGAAATATCAAATGAAAAATGATTATGCGGAGCAAGAGTTCCTTCTGTAAAATCTTCACCTGCATGACTTATATTAGTTGGGTATGTAGTAGTCTGATCACCGTTCAAATAATTTACTCTACCCATAATATTTACTGGTGCTGGAAAGACACCAGTCTGTGCAACCATTGCGTGACCATAATTATAAGTGTCACTATACTCAGGTGTATTACCACCTCCTTGTGGTATAGTTCTTACTAAACCAGTTTCAGGTACAAGAGTCTTTGTTGCAGGATCAAAATTTAATGTTTGATCTGTTACAGGAAGAGTATTCTCATCATAATATGTGACAGATCCAGTTCCATTAGCCCATCTATCAGGACTATCATTAGCAGCACCACTACCAGTTAAGTTAGCAGATTCATAATCAGGTGAACCACTTACAACATATGAAGATGTTTCAAATACTTGTACATACTTACCTTCAGTTTGAGCAGATGTATATTGACCTGGATGCCTATGAGCAGGTGTGTGATCTATACCTAATTTTCTACCAATAACATAATATGTTTTAGACCATGTAGGATCATTAAGAGTAAACTCAGTGATTCTACCTGCCATATTATTAAGAACTGCCATACTGAATGTTATGTCAGTATCAGCACTGTAGATAGCAGGTGGTGTTACAGCAGTACCATCACCAGCTATTAAATCACCAACAACATTATATGCATCAGATTGATTGTATTGATACTTACTATCCAATAACATAGCCCTTTCAACGTCTACCATTGCCCTACCATTTAAGTCAGGAACACGGAAAGTATCAGAAGCTTCGTAATCTGGATATTGACCCTTGATTGCTGTATCACTAGGACCATAGGTATTACCTAACATAGATGCTAGTAGTGGATAATCCTCAGCAGGATGTGTGTTTCCATTACACAATATCCACCCATGTGGTACGTTAGGAGGATTAGAACCCCTAAGCGTTGAGTTACCTCCCCATGGCATTATAGTGCCAATGGGGGCGTTCTTCATTGTTTTGACTCTGTTGTAAAATGCCATTATAGTTCTGTTAACCACCAACCTTGATATGCAGCAGGAATAAAGTTATTTCCGTCTGATGAACCTACGAATATTAATCCGAAGGAAGCATTCTTATTCTGGATCACGAGTTCTCCTGATCCGTATGGTGTACCTAATCCACCTAACTTAGTACCCTCAGTATCACCTTGAATTGCAACTGGTTCTCCATTTACAATTGGAGCACGTACTACTAGAGAGTTATTGTAAGTTAATGAACCACCAACCTCAGTAAATCTAATTATGTCTCCAGTCTCAGCAGTAGATGGTAATGTTAATACCAATGCACCTGTAGAAGGAGCAACTGCAACAAGATAATTCACATTACTTGTTAGATTAGCTGCTGAGTTAACGAAGGTAGACTTATGACCACCATTCTTGTTCTTCCAACCAGTGTAACCAAAGGCATCAATAGAACAATCTTGATTGATTGTATAACCCTTAGTACCACCGTCACCTAATTGTCTTACTGTTAATATTTGCTGTGTACTTGAAGCAGTTGTAGCAACAATACCAGCAACATCTAGTAAGCGACCAACATATGTATCACCATACTCAGGTTCAACACGGAATGTTGGATTAAATGTTGTATTAGTAAACTGAATTGCATCAGGATCCTCAACACACTTACTTGGGAATACTCTTAGGAATCCACTTATGTCTGTAGCAGCATTAACAACTAACTTACCAGCTTCAAAGTGGTGTTCATCGTTGTTCTGTAACGTTAAGATAGGTACGTTATTATCAGTACCCATGATGTCGAAGGAAGATCCAACGAACTTAACATCATCATATACTGTTAGACGACCATGATGGAAGTCCTTCTTAACCATTTGAGTACCACCATCAGTTGTGGCAGTATTGGTTACTTCAAAGATCTCATCGCCTATCAATAATGCATAGAAACGATCTAAGAAGAATGGAACTACATCAGAGTTCTTAATCTTAACTTCTACAACTGAACTTCCTGTACTTGGAATTTCTTCTGTTAGTACAGTTGTCTCTCTAGTAAGAACTCTCCAGACAGTTTCACCATCATCATGTGTCTTAGCAGCACCAGGCCAATTAGCAAGAGAATCAGCACGAGTAACAGGTAAGTAACCAGAAGTACCAGATGTTACAACTGGAGTACCAGACACCTGCATGAATTCTTGATTACTAGCTGAACCATAACCAACTAAGATAAAGTCATTGATAGCAAAGTCTGTGACATTATCAACCGTTAGTTGTGTTGCTGATGTTGAAATTGTAGATACAGTATCAACGAATGTTGTTGCAATTCCGTTATCAACTTTAGGATCTTTAAGTACAGTATAAACTGTAGCACCAACAGCATGTGCTCCAGCAGTTGTACCCCACTTAGATCTTACTGTGTAGATCTTACCACTTGCGTTACCAATTACAGTGTCACCACTACAAGCATCAATACTAAAGATGTCACGTACACGATCAGTTATACTAAACTTCTCGTTATTCGCTGCTCTTAGAGTTGCACCAGTAGCAGTACCAGCACCAGAGAATGATGTGTTAAGTGTAACAGTGCTACCAACAATACTTAAGATTTGAGGATCAGTCTGTCTTGTCTGACCACCACTAGTTACGAATTGGTTCTGCTCTAATGTTACTGCACCACCACCAGAAGTTAAGGAAACATAATCACCAACTTCAAGTGCTTGTGTATTAGTAACGTTAGTAATAGTGGTGAGGTTTGCTTGGAGATCTCCAGTAAAGAATCCATCACCAGAAGCAGTTGCTTTCCATCCAGTCTTACATCCACCGATGAAGTTGAATGAACCATTAACAGTTAACTTACCATTCTCTCCATCAACACCATCGTTACCAACGATTACACCACCAGTTACAGTGTCAACCTCGAACAATACGTTACCAGGACATCCATCAAGAACTCTGAAGTTCTTATTGTTCTGTGTAAGAGGTGTTGCAAGTTTAAATATTTCACCTTGATCAAAGATTCCATCAGCAGTGGTATCTTCACGATCAATAATAACATAATCTCTTTGTGTTTGTAATGTTCCACCGAATGATGCTAGGTAAATATTTTCCTGAACACCAGATCCATCAATTGCTTGCTCTGTCCAAGTAGCATCAAATGCAATGTTACACTTCCAAAGAGGAGTCTTGATACTTAAAGTATCAGGATGATTAGTCTTGATTGTTGTGTAAGTACCAAGTGGTTGTCTCTGAACTGTTACGACATAAGGAGAAGAAGATGCACCAATCAATCCACCAGTTACAATCCTTACAATTTCAGGATGTGTTCCTGTTCCAGAATCTACTGGTGCGTCAAGGATTATATAATCTCCTTCAGCAAAGTAACTACCAGGATCAACTTCAAGTGGTAAGTAATACTGATCTCCACTTAAAGCAGGTAAATCTGTACCACCAGGTCCGTCTCCAACTCTAAGTGCTTGCCATGCAGTTCCACCCCAACTTCCTGCACCAGCAGTATCAAGACGGTTCCAACCAGTTTGTGATTGAGTTAATTCTAATACGTTAACAATATCAACGTTCTTATTGTAGTTACCTACACTTATAATACCGCTTGCATGTATAAATGCAGTAGATCCTAACTGTGCTCTATCACCAATAAAGGAGAATGCAGCAGTACCACCACATAGTTTGACACTACCGTTAAGTGTTGTCTCACCATCAACTTCAAAGTTGTTTCTAACTGTGGTTGATCCACCTTGACCAGCAATATTAATTTCAGAAGCATTTAGACCAAAGTCAACAGTCTGTGTATTACCTGAGAAGAAGGAAACAATACCTGCTTCAGTGTTAAGAGTTACAGTCTGTTCTGGTTGTGTTCTATCACCACCAAGTACTTTGTCTGCACCGAATGTTGCATCACCTGCGTAGGATACCTTTCTATTTCCAAACTTAACATAGGATAGTGATTCGTTGTTACCGTATGCACCACCAATTTCAATCTTAGAAATATTAGTTGCAGTGTCAGCAGTAGCACCGAAGAAGATGTTACTGTCAACAGAAGCACTACCAATCTTGATAGTCTGTTGTCCAGTTACAGAATCACCAATGTCTATTGTCTGAGCTGCTGTTGTAGTATCACCAAGTGTTAATGCAGTTGCAGCACCAGCAATATTAACTGTGGTTGCAGTAGTGTTAACAACGTTGAATGTTGTAGCAGCAGTAGTAAGATCTCCACCGTCAATCTGAACATCTAGATCAAATAGGGCATTACCAGTGAAATTAGAGGTTCCGTTAACATATAAACCGTATGATGAAAGATTTGCGTCTGTTGCATTGATACCAACCTGACCAGTACCTACAGTATTAGAAGTTTTAACTCTAAGTGTTGACTGATTAAGAGTATTGTCTGCATCACCACCGACTAACAATGCGTCAGCACGACCAGACTTAGTACGAGAAGCAAACTCTGCCTCAGTTAAGAAGTCTGAAGTTGTTGTACCACTGATGAATGCATTACCAACAACATCTAGGTTAGCCTTAGGATTAGTATTTGTATCAACAAATCCAGTTGCATGAGAATCATGTGATGCTCTTGTGACAGTGTTAATACCGACTCTATAGTCACCTATAGAACCAGCACCAGATGGTAGAGTATTTCTAACAAGTGTTCTGATTGCATCAGCACCAACAACACCTAATTCCTTAAATTCGGAAGTAGATATGTATACTTTTGCAGCAGCATTCTGACTAAGAATAGATGTCCAGTTTGTAGTAGCCTGTGCTTGTGCAGTAGTTACTTGGAAGTGAACATAGTTATTTGCAGGATCAAATGCATCTCCATTAGGTGAGTAAACAGTCCAACCTGCTGGAATGTTTAGTATTGAAACTGGATAGTTAGTGAATCTAATTCTAGAAGCACTTGTAATACCAAGTGAAGAGTTAGAAAGTGCAACACCACTTGCTTCCCATGTTAATTTAACTACATTACTACCATCAAATGTTATTGTGAATATATTTGATCCAGCAATTTGACTGAAGTAATTTGCATATATCCAACCAAGTGATCCAGATTCTCCAACCTCATCACCCTTAAGTAGAATATCACCAGCACCAGGCATTACACCACCGTAACTAACTCCCTGATTAGAATTAATTTGAGTACCACCAGAATTAACTGCTGCTGTCTGGTTAGGTGTCATATTTGTTGGAACACCAGCAGTTGTGGTATGAGTCTGAATCATATAATTCTGACCATTACCTCTGGCGTTGAATCCAAATACGGCAGCATCTACTCTGTTCTTACTGATACGAATATCACCAGCAGTAGCAGGTTGCCAAACAGTTCTATCAAGACCTTCATCCTGTTCTAATAGAGTAACAGGATCAGTAGGACTTACATTAGAACGTATAATAAGTACATCTCTATTCTGTATCAGATCATTATCTTGAACACTGATTAGTACAGGAGATTCAAATGTATTAACAAGACTTCCATTACCACCAACAACTGTTATATTCTGGTTGAATGTTACAGCAGTATCAAATGTGGTTACTAGACCTCCTACTACGTCATCCTTATCTCCATCATCAGCCAGTACAGCAGCGTCAAGGAAGGTCTCTTCGCCTGTAATAGCGTTGATCTTCTTATTACCGATATAAAGGTCTCCATTGGAGTTTAGACCTGTATAGAAGACTATACCACCATCTTGCTTCTTAGACTGAGCATAGAAGTCTTCAGTTGGTGTTAGTACAACTTCTTGTCTGATTGGAAGACCAGTTGAATAGTTACCTGGTCCGAAACCAAGATATTCAAACGTATGGTTACCAGCACGTGCGATAGATGGTCTACGGAATTCAACGTAGAACTTATCATCTGTCATTACTGTGCTTGTACCAGCAATCTTAATTTTACGATCTTCAGAACCAGATGTAGCATTACCACTCTGTGCCTGAACTGCGTAAGTATTCTCTATAAATGCTGAGTTAAGAATTAAATCTTCAACACCTTCTCTTGTAGTAGAGTTCTTATAGTCGTTAATTGTAACTAAACCATGAGTATAGTTATCAGCAGCAGAATATGCTTGAGGTGGATCAACTAATCCAGCAAATACGTTTTTCTCTTCTGATGTTGTACCAGACTTCTGGAACCAGAGAGGATCGTTTCTATAGTTTAGAGGATATAATTTGCTAACTGGCTGGGAGAACTTGAAGCTCTTGAAGTTGTTAACAACACCAGGTCCAGTTGGGAATGGAGAAATATTACCACGTAAGCAAGTCAAGTAGTAAATACCTTCTTGCTGTCCGAAGATACGTTTCTGTAGTGTCTCTACATTGAAGATGTAGAATGTATCTTCAATTATACCTACATCATTTACACTATCAACGTAGTATTCAATACCAGCATCGTCAGTAATACGATCACCTGGTGTTATGGTATAAACGTTAGCACCATTTTGTCTGTAATAGTACTCAGGATATCCCTTAGAAATAAGTCTCTTAAGTGGTAGTGACTTACCAAAGTCTTGGTCTTCTACCATCTCAGCGAATATATTACCTTGTGCAAATCTTGTATTTGCAAAATCACTATACTCTAATTTTCCACCGCGGATATTTTTCAGGATTAGGTAGTGTGAACTTCCAACATTGTAATAGGCATGTATATTAGCAACACCAGAAGAATAACCAGTCCAAGTAATTTCATTGATAGTAGTATTCTGTGTCTTATTAGCTACAAATGATCCACCTTGAGGAGCATCAATTCTAACAGTAGTGAAGATCTCATTCTTAAGACCAGGATAGTTAACAACGTCAACTGCATGGTCAAATACATTAAGTTCTAGGTACTTGATATTAGGATCTAATGGATCTTCTACATAACGACCACTTTGAATAGTGGCTGTGATACCACTCGCAGTCTTAACAAATGCTTTATACTCAACACCAGCGTTAGTTAGATCCTTCTTATATGGATCATACTTAGCAGGTACACTAAGTGAATTACTTGCGAAGTCTGCTTCAGTGTATCCAATATACTCATTCTGTTGTCTTGGGTTCTTGAACCTAGCACCGTAAACTGATCCAGTTACAGGCTTAAGCACAAGTTTTTGTGGAATTAACTTACGAGTATCGTCAGTTCTTCCCTTGATAACGAATCCATTGATAGGATCTCTTGCGTTCTCAATATCTTTTGGAATAATATAACGTAACTTGTATGTTCTCTCAGTAGCTTCACGTTCATCCTTAAGTCTGTCATACCACGTATCTGTAGTACGAGGAGTAGATGACATGTCTGACTGTCTAATCCTCCAGATAATATTATCAAAGTAAACAGATGAAGGTTGACCAGTAACATCGTCTTTAACTTTGATGTACCACTTACCAGAAGTAGTAACAACATCAGTAAATGTTGGGTCGAATGCCATTGGACATCTACGCTTGTTAGCATAGGTCGTAAACTTAATACCAGTTTGACCAGGATCAAATGTAACTCTTACATCATTCAGTGCATCTGCCTTGCTTAGGTGGATGGTGAATACTCTCTCATTCTGATAGCGAACATAGAATGATACGTTAGGGTTAAGTCTACCGAAATCTGGGCTGGAACTATTTGTTACAGCAACGTTAGGATTGTTTGCAAATGATGTGGCTACTAATGGTAGTTGTGATCCTTCTTCAGGTCTAAAGAATACCTCTTGAGCATCAGTAGAGTTAGATGGTTTGTCAACAATGTTTGGTATCTCTGTCTCAAATCCACCGTTACCAGAGAATGCAGAGGTTGTTGCTAAGTTAGTTCTATATGAATGTAGATCATATGAATCATCTAATACAAACTGATAGATATCAATCTCAACATCAGGATCAACAGAAGTTGTCTCGGATGCATAGATGTAGATACCAGCAGCAGCATTCTCTCTAGATGTTGCAAGCATTAACTTAGTCTGGTCACTACCATCAAAGTAAGTTCCACCACTATAATCAATAGGTGATGTAGTTCTACCTGGAGCAATTACATAATATGTTACGTTAGGTTCAAATCCATTAGGTAGTCTAACAACACGCTTATCAACATTAACATATTTCTTAGTTACAGTATCAAAACGAGGACGTGGAACCAATCTTATAGGTGTTCCAGTCTCGAAGTTGTGTGCGTTAGTTGAACCAGTACCAGTTGTATCAATAGTGAATACAGTTGCTCTGGAAGCAAGTAAGGATGTGTTAACTGTCTGCTCTTGACGAGTAACTGATCCAAGACCACTACTAATGATAGTAGTAATGTTACCAATTAATGTGTTGATAGCAGCAGCAGTTGCAGCACACTCAGCGTTGCTAGAGTTAGTTGTTGAGTCTCTAGTAATATCTCTGTCAGCATCACTAACAGGTCCGATTGCTTTAGTATCAGGTAATGTATCAGCCCATGCACCCTCACTATATGTGAAGTATAGGTTGATTGAACTGCTACTTAAGATAGAATTGACAACATTTCCTGTTGTTAACTTAGATCCTTTAACACCCAATTCAACCTGAGTGTTACTAACAATTCTCTTAACGTATGTTCCTTCAGGAATGGTTGTGTATATTGGTGTAACACCAGAAGACTTAAGTACACCTTGCTCATAAGGTGATACTCCAGACTCATCATATTCAACAACACTCATACCAATAACCATACCGCTTGAGTCATTGACATCGACTATGGCAGATCCAGCAGTAGTTGTACAGTTGAATGCCAAGAAGTCAAAGTTCCTCATAGCTGCGGTACACATGTTACCGACATAGTTCCAAGCATCAATTGTTTCAGATGCTTGACCATCAACGAAGTCTAATTGAGCATTAACAAAGTATGCTTCACCTGCTTGTACACTGTTAATGTTACCACCAAGACGTAAGTCATTGACAACAGCATCTACAATGTAAGCAACGTCTCTGAAGCACTTAGAAGACTCATTGTTAATAGTAAAGTCACCCTTGTTAAGTGTTGGTAGTCCAGTAAGATTACCAGCAGTAATAGAATCTACAAGGATATCAAATAATGTTTCAATAGTATTTCTTACGTTAGCACAATCCCACTCACCATTACTTACACTAGGTAGAGCATTAAGATTGCCAGCAAGTAAACTATCACTGAAGATACCAATTAAAGTATCAACTGTAGAAAGAACCTCAGCACAATTACCTTGAGTATATGTGGTTGGTTGTGTTGGTTCTGTTCTTGTAATGCTGTTAAGGTTACCAACAGCAGCATCAGTACCTACACCCTGAACAATGATGTCCATCAAAGTGTCTGTTGCTGATACCATAGAAGCACATGTAGGTGCATCAAATAGGTTGATCAATGTTAGATCTTTAACCTGTTGGTTAGTAGCATCAGGAGTCCAGTTAGTAGGTGAAACTGTTACGTTCTGAATTACATCTTCTACAACTGCTTTTACTTTCTTATAAACTTCAGCAACTTCTGTACGCTCACTCTGTGGCATAAGAAGTGGAACACCATTGAAGTTATTAGTTACGAAACCATTACCTATATCATAGATCTTATGGTTACCACCATACTTCATGTTGTATGCTAGATCTCTAACAACGTCATAAACGTCATCAAGACAATCTTGCTCTGTGTATCCAGCAGCAGGAGTATAAGAAGGATGAACTACCTTCATCTGTTCATATGCTTCCTTAGCAATGAACTTAGAGTTAGCAAGAAGTAGTACAGAAACATCAGCGTTAGCATCAGATACTATAGGTGGTTCACCAGTAGTATCAGTAGTAATACTTGTGTCTTTCTGTGCTAATTGGTTGTTAATAGCAAGGTTGATTTGATCTTGAATCTTATTCAAACCAACGATTGTTTGGTTAACTTCTCCCTGAACACCATTACTTAATAGTGCATTACCAGAGAAGTATGTCTTAAGGTAAGAGACAGTGTACTCATTACCACCGAACCAAAGGTCTTGTGCTAGAGCATCAATGATTCTTCCTAAGTCTCTTCTACACTTAGTTTCATAGTTTGTAGAAGCATGGTTAGAATCGTATGTATTGATAGCAGTGATTGCTTCAGTAATAATACTATTCTTATTAGCAAGGATAAGGTTACGTGCATCCTTGTTACGACTAGCATTTAGAGAAGAATCTCCTCTAAAGATTGTAACTGCATTATTCTCAGAAGATACAAATGTATGAGGATATTCACCACCTTGAATTACAAGTGCTCTTTCAATACCATTTGCTTGAGCAGATACAAATGCATGTGTCGTAGTATTTGTGGATGGGACGCTCTTAAGAACTTGTACATCAAATGTATTTGCAGTTACATTAGAGATCTTTAACCACTTACCTGAAGATGGATCTGTTGCTCTAGGATAAGTATGATTTGTAGCATTACTATCTTGAGCACATGTGAATGTTAGAGAGTTGTTTGCAATCTTAATATGCTCACCCTCTACAAAACCATGACCATTAACGGTCAATGTCATTATACCAGTAGAAGGATTATAAGCAGCATTAGTTGCTGTAGATGTGTTACTAGTATTGACGAATGTGTGAGTGTAGTTACCTCCAGCAATTACTGCTCCTGTTGCAGCAGATACAAATGAATGTGCTGTAGTGTTAGAAGAAGTACCAACATTAAGTGTAATACTATCTGAAGTTACAGATGCAATACTGATTGCAGTATTGTATGCAGGGTCTCCAGATCTAGGATAGGTATGGTTAGTAGCATTACTATCCTGAGCACATGTAAATGTTAATGAGTTGTTGCCTAGTTTTATAGATGTTCCAGCTGCAAGTGTGTGAGCACCAATTGTAAGTACCAAGACACCAGAGGTGGGATTGTAGGTAGCTCCACTAACATTATAGTTAACAATAGGAGATTGGCCAACGTTAACTGTGACTGTTCCGTCCTGTTTTGCGAGTCCATTTGATGTAGCAGATACGAATGCATGAGTAGATGTTTCTGAAGTAGCACCAACATTAACTTTAAATGTGTCAGCAGTTACAGCAGAAATTTGTAACCACTTACCACTTACAGGGTCTGTTGCTCTAGGATAGGTATGCTGAGAAGCATTACCATCTAAAGCACAAGTCATTGTCAATGAACCATCAGCGATCTTAACCATATCGCCATTAGCAAATCCATGAGCAGTAACTGTAAGTACTAGTTCTCCATTAGCAGGAGTATATGTAGCACCACTTACTGTATGATTTGTTGATCCAACTGCGGTAATATCTAATGCAGTGTTGTACTTAGGATCAGTTGATCTAGGATAAGTATGGTTTGTTCCATTATTATCCATGCCACAAGTAAAGGTCAAAGCATCCTTTGCTAACCTAATACTTGTTCCTACATTAAGAGTATGACTAGGAAGTGTAAGAACTAAGTCACCTGTTACAGGATTGTATGTGGCATTATTAATATCATATCCATTTGCTTGTGTCTTACCAACATTAACCGTGATTGTATTGGTTGTAGTAGAACTAATAGGTAGTTTCTCACCATATACAGGGTCAGTAGCACGAGGATATTTGTGTTGTGTAGCGTTATTATCTTGAGCACATGTGAATGTTAATGCATCTGCATTAATGCTGAGTGAATCACCTGCTTTCTCGATACCATTTGCAGTTGCAGATACAAAATTATGTGGATAGTTACCACCAGTTGTAATTGCATTAGCATCAGCACCAGACCATACGTGAGTATATGACCCACCAGTCTTAACAGAACTTGCAACAGCACTAACGAAAGCATGTGTAGTTGTGTTAGAAGATATACCAATGTTAATCTTGATAGTACCACTCTGCTTAATTAATCCATTAGTGGATGCAGAAACAAATGAGTGTGTGTACTGGTCATTAACACCAGAAATACCTACATTAACTTCAAATGTATTATTAGTCTTATTAGCAACAGTTAACCATTCATCATATGATGGGTCTGTTGTACGTGGGTAACTATGGTTAGTTGCATTACTATCTTTAGAACATGTAAATGTTAAAGATTCCTTAGCGAACTTAATCTTGTCACCATTGTTTAATCCATGACCATTAAGAGTAAGTACCATTACACCACTAGCAGCAGCATAAGTTGCACCAGTTACAGTAGCAGTTGTACTACCAACTTCTTCAATGTAGATAGAGTTGTCATAGAATGGGTCTTTCTTGAAAGATAGACCATTAGCACTTGCACTAACAAATGTATGTGCTGTTACGTTAGTAGAAGGTTGTTGTGCTAATACCTGTATTTGGAATGTATTTGTCTGTACATTAGAAATCTTCAACCACTTACCACTTACAGGGTCACTTGATCTTGGATATGTGTGGTTAGTATTGTTACTATCTTGAGCACAAGTAAAGGTTAATGAATCATCTGCTAACTTAATTTGCTCACCATTCTTTAATCCATGATTAGCAACAGTTAGTTCTATAATACCAGTAGAAGGATTGTAGTCAGCACCAGTTACAGTTGTAGTCTCTACAGTAGTTCTAGGATAACTGTGGTTGCTTGCGTTACCATCCTGAGCACAGGTAAAGGTTACAGCACCATCAGCTAACTTAATACTATCATTAGGTTTAGTAATACTGTTAGCAACAGCAGAAACAAAACTATGTGTAGTTGTGTTTGTAGAAGGTACTGCGGCTAATACTTGTACATCAAATGTATCTGTAGTTACACCACTAATCTCTAACCATGCACCACTTACAGGGTCAGTAGCACGAGGATATGAGTGGTTAGTACCATTACTATCTTGATCACAAGTAAAGGTTAAAGCACCATCATCAATTCTAACCTTCTCTCCATTCTGGAAACCATGTCCAGCAACAGTGATTGTAATAACACCTGTATTAGGATTGTAATTAGCAGCAGTAGGTGTATATTTGTCTGCACCACGTAGATTATGCTGACCAATGGTTAGTTCCATCAAACCTGTTGTAGGTGTGTAGGAAGCATTGGAAGGAGTATATTCTACAAGAGGTGAAGCACCAACATTAAGTGTTATACTATTTGCAGTAGTTCCTGTAATCTGTATTGATTCACCAGATACAGGGTCAGTTAGTCTTGGATATGAATGAACTGAAGAATAGTCATCCATTGAGCAGGTAAACTTCAATGAGTTATCTGCAATCTTAATGAATGTACCAGTCTGTAAAGTGTGACTACCTATTGTTAATACAAGATCACCTGTGGTAGCATTGTAAGTACCAGTACTAGGAGTGAAGTTAACAGTAGGAGATGCTCCAACGTTTACATCAACTGTATTCGTTGTTGCTCCTGTAATTGTTAACCATGCTCCACTAGCAGGGTCGGATGCTCTAGGATAAGTATGATTGGTGTAATCTCCATCCATTCCACATGTGAATGTTAGAGAATCATCTGCAATCTTTATCTTATCTCCATCAGTGTATCCATGATTAGGAATAGTTAGTGTTAATAAACCATTAGAAGGAGTATAGGATGCATTAGTTGCTGTAGTTATAGCAGATCCAGTAAATCCATGACTAGCAATAGTTAATACTAAATCTCCAGTCTCAGCATTGTAAGTAGCACCTGTTGGTGTGTATGAAACAGATGGGTTAGATGGATCAACAGTAATAGTATTATCAGATACTGTTAATAGATTAGCAATTGCTTGCTTACAATAATCTTTTGCTCTCTGGAAAGCATATACAGATTCTGCCTCTTCTCCTAACAATCCATTTGCTAGAGGAGTTCCATCTGGGTTGAAGTATGTCTTAGTTGTAGCAATAATATTAGCGTTACCACCATCTCTTAAGTCTTCTGAGATAGAATCAATAACGTATCCAATATCTCTCTTACACTTCGCTTCAGAAGAGGCATGTGAAGGAGCATACTCAAGAGTCTTAGACCATGCACCATCTATAATTTCTTGTCTGTTTGCCTGTATTAAATTACGTGCATCTGCATATCTATTTGCAGCAGGGTCTAATCCTGGATTGACATAAGATACGTTTCTAAGAGCAGGATATTTCTCTAGGATGTAACCAAATACTTCCTCCTGCATCATGCGACGATTACCTTCAATCAAGTTAGCAGCATCAGCAAATGCATTATTAACTGCTAATCCAGAAGGATTAAGTATAGAACCCTTAGCGATATACTTAACAAATCCTGTTGGTTCTAATTGTACATTAAAGATACCAGCATGACCTGTATAAGATGGTTCCATCTTAACAAATAACTTATCATCAGACTTAGCACCAAGTCTATATCCTGTAATAGTTGCAGCAGGACGATTGTTTGGATCACCTAAGTCATCACTACCTAAGAATAACTTAGTATAGTTGTTTGTATCCTGTATAGTACCAGCGATATCAACAGTATAATACTGAACTTTCTCTGTGTTGGCAGCATTATCTGTAATCTTTTGTGGTGGGATAATATCTGTGATATATCCACCCTTATCTTGGTTAAAGGCAAATCCTTTAAATCCTTTAGCATGTAGTGATGTATTACCAAAGTTACTGTTAGAGTTGGTGATACTCATATCACCACCAGACTCCATCAAGAAGTGGTCTGCATAACCAACAGCGAAGATACTAACACACTGAATGAATGAATCTTCAGATGCTCTAACGTGGAAGTTTCTCCACTCATCTTTCCAATAAGAATCACCCTTAGTATGGTAAGGTACTGTTGCAAATGCATCTGTTAGTGATGCTTGGTTCCAAGTATTTGAATACTCATCATATCTGATGAATGCTCTATCGTCTTGCTGTAGTGATACACCAGTATACTGTGCAATAACAACTGACTTAAATCCAGTTGCTTTTAGACCATTAGCCCAGATACCACAAATACCCCATGTAGATCTGATGGAGCAGTTGAATACGTATGGAGATGCAGATTCAACAGAGTCAACCTCTGCTAATGTCTGTGCGTTCTGACCAAGTGAAGGAGTTGAATTTATATCAACAGTTTTGCCAGAGTTAATATTAGTACCAATGGCAGCAGTTACAGAAGGTACTTCGTAAATAAATTTACGAGGATCATTCTGATCAATTTCTTTAATTGGGAATATACCTTCAAGTATATCATCAATCTCTGTACTTGATATAGCAACAAATTGACCTTGGAAATATCCATGATCAACCTTAGTTGTTACTTCAACTTCTGTTGTAGATGCAGGGATAGAAGCATCAGTAGTACTGTCAGTAAACTTTAATGACTCAATAATACGAGAGTCAGATAGAGGACCAACAATTCTGTTCTCTTGAACTCTAGCAGCAAACTCACCAGGATCATCAATAGTAGGTTGATATGCAGAGAATGCCTTAGCAACCTTTCTATAATAAAGACCTAATTCTTCTGCATCAGCATATTCAAATACTGTTAATTTGTGGTGAGAATAGTTTGGTGCTGCTAACTTAGTAAAGTCATTAGGGTCGTAATAAACTTCACCAGTACCAGCAGAAGCGTTCCATAGAGGAGATTCGGAACTTGTTTGTCCATCCTTAATAGTGAATTGCCAGAAATAGCAACCACCAGTAACATTGAAAATAGCAGAGCGAGGGATATCTCTTTCAGTTACAGCAGGATCGGGAACGTATAGAGGACGTAGAGTAGTTCTACGAAGATCATAACCAACAAGTGAGGAACCACGAGGGATTATAGCACCACCCTCAGTGTTATTAAACTTATAGAATATATTATCAGGATTAGATACATCTAGAATTGAATTATCTGTCCAAGCAGCATTTGCTTGATCAAATCCAAATGTATCAATACCACTAGTGTCTACAAGACCTGGACGGTTATCAATATAATGAATACCAGGCATCAACATGATAGTGAACTGATCGAACCTATCGTTATCGAATCCTGGAAGGTATGAATACCTTGCAATCTCTATAAAAGCACGTTGAATGCTCTTGAATGGTGTTACAGGTGAATTACCTCTATTAGATAAAGCATCTGTTGCATTGAAATCATCGGGTGAAACATACAAATACTTACCAGTCTTACTACTGATAAGATTATCCAGTCTTGTTAATGGCATGATTTTACTCTGACCCTGCTATAAAAATATCCTCGTATTATTTATACCTCTTGCGTCTGAGTCCAGTTATCAAAACTTCCAGGATACCATAGAGCATATAGCTCTTGCCGTCTGATATTTTCAGCATAACTAGACCTTTTTACTTGGTCTAATATTGCAGCAAATTCCGCGTAAGGTTTGAAAGGTAAAGATTTAGCATATCTCCAAAAAGGAGTATCATACTTGGATCCACCTAGATAATGCCATAAAATAAAGGTTTCTATTCTCCGCATTTGAGCATGAACCATATTATTGATTGATTGTCTCGTACCAAACTTGTTAATTAGGTGGAGTGCAGTGGTTTCAGCAACAAATTTATAAAAATGCCCAGAAGTAGCCTCTAGTGGTTCTAGAAATGACAGCATATTACCATTAAGAATGGTACGTTCTCCTCTCCATATATTCTTTGCAATATAATTATCAAACTTCAAATACCCATCAGGTTTTGCGTTAAAAAATTTGCTGAAATTTTTTTCGGCAATTACTCGTGGTGTTATTTGACTACGGTGTAAGTATCCATAAGAAGTACTATCATGATTAGGAATAACGAACGTCCATCCATCAGGAGTGGCAATTGCTTCAGTATGTTCTAACTTAGAATCATAAGGTCCAGTTGCTAAAGAAACAGCATTAACTGGATTGGTTAATTTATGGTATTCATCAAGATTACTTGGTCTACCTCTACAATCAAAAATATAATCAGCATCTATTTCTTGTTCTGGATCACTGATATTTTTCTCTACAGACTTGTATTGTTTCAGACATTGCTCCTTTAATAAGTTAGGAACATAATGAGCAGAAACTGTATGGAAATAGAAATCATGATATACATCTTTCTTACCCCAATTTTTATAGTTTATTCCCCATTTCTTTGTTGCTTTAATATCATTATGACTCCAATTCTGATTAAGAGCACCACACATCAATGATACAACATCACATGTAGTACCTTGACCTACCCTTTCAATAGGAACATTAGGATCATGGTATATTTCTACCTCTTGTCCCAACAAATCATATTGCATTGCAGTAACACATCCACCTAATCCAGCACCAATTACTGCTATCTTCATTTCAATCCCCAAATTTGTATTGTTACTCTAATAGCAAATCCATCTGGTGCAACAGAAGTTACCAAATGTTTCTCTTTATTGGAATTCAAGACCATAGTATTCTTTGTTGGTAATATTGTATTCCATTCACGAGTATCTTTGTCTTCCCAAATAAACCACCCACCAGAATTAGGATGCCATGTCTCATTCAAATATATGGTAGCACCAAAACGACGACCACTATCATCATGCATAGCAATTCCAGAATGAGGTTGCCAAACATAATACTGTGTAACTATATCACATTCAGGTACATGAGGTGATATTTCTTTCACAATGTCATTATGAACATCTTCAGATGTCATTGCTGCTATAGTACTACCAGATATACCTTGTCTCAAACCTGGTTCCCAAATGATTACACTAGATGTCCATTCATTCTTTGATAATTTTTGATTAACTTCTTTCTTACAACGTGAAAATAGATCTTCACTTAAAACATTCTGTATTATTTTCATATGCCTCCAGACAGATTTGAACTGCCGACCTTGGCTTTACAAAAGCCCTGCACTACCGCTGTGCTATAGAGGCTCATGGTCTCTTAAAACTAAGATGACCGTAGTTGGATCCCCATATCTTTTGATGAGTTATAGGATCTAAACCCTCGTCCATAACATCCAAACCTTCATGGTTTAAAATGATACTATTTCTGAGGTATGTCTCTTTACCATTCCAATCAATGAAACATTGACAGTCTGGATCAGTACCACCTTCATATCGTTGGTCTCCTGTCTTCTTAAATATTAAATCACATCCTTCCCTATATGTCAAGAGATCATCTGTCAGTAATTCAAGATTAACTCCTTGAAGGAATCTCTGTTCATCCTGCTTACGAATTTCATAATTCTTAGTACGTACCTCATCGCCATCCTCAGTAATGTCAATAACATACTGTAGGTATGGTCTGTTTCTTAGATAATTATATGCTTGTTCTCCATAGAAACGAGTACCACCCATACTTTTATAGGTGATCCAAATATGAGCATACCTAGTGGGATGACTCTGTGCTTGTTTTTTATTGGAGAATTGTCCTTCTAATAATGTAAGAAATTCACTCATGTCGGTAATACTTCAGGATTGTATAAATCTAATTCAAAATAGACTGGATGACATTCTTCTAATTCTAGATAGTCACCTGCGCTAAGGATGTCTTGTAAGGTGTATTCTGGATGCATTGCACATTCTGTCAGCACCCATTTCTCTTGTTTTTCTTCCCTTTCAAGTGTATCAAATGCAAACGGCATGTTCTCAATATAATACAACAATACTGGTTCTTTGTCAAGAAAGACATACTTTCTTGTAATTCTATATGGTCTTGCCATGACCTTCTGTCAACTAATACTATTTAACTACCTACCTATATTGAAAGACACAGAAACTCTATTTTCTTCAGATTCATTTAAGTCTACCTTATGATACAATGAAGATGGGAAAATTATCATCATCCCCTCTGTTGGTGTCATATAATATGCTGGATGCACTGGTAATATCTTTTGAAATTCATCTGAATAAGAAGTCATTTCATCCCACATAGTAAATGCGTTGGGATTATCAAGTACTAATTGTCCAGAGTCTTTTGGTGCATTAACCCAAAGAACCCCAGAGAATACAGATCCAGGATGATTATGTTTATGATTAAATGCTCCAGGTCTGTTTATATTAATCCAGAGATCTTCTATATGAAATTCTTTATCCTTTAAAGTTCTAAAAAAGAACTCATGTCCTAATGTATTCTCTATAACATCTAATAGAGGGTTGTCTTCTGTCGTATAATCAACTGAAGATTGCCAACCTCCTCTATTAGATATTGTTCTGCCTTCTGGATCGTTATCATATTCCCAGTATATGTAATCTAATAAACTTGTTTTATCAAAATCCTTTACTGTATAGGCATGTAAAGTACTAGGAAATAGTGGTATAATTTTCATCTCATAAGTTTGAACTTCAACATTTTGACACGTTTCTTCGCAGCACGTAACGCCTGTGGTTTCAGGGTACGCTTTGCTTCCTTTTTACTGTGATGTTGCCAATTTGGGTACTTCATTTTCCTTTGGAGGATTTGGTGCTTTCAGTTCAGGTTGTTTTGACTGTGCAGCAATGAATGCTCTTAGTTCAGGACCCTCGTCCCACTCCCAAACCTGATTGTGTTGTGGATTCTTCTTCACAACAGTATGGGATTTCCTTTCTATTCTATCTGGATTCAATTTCACCATTATGTCTCCGCACTACAGTATGTATGTTAGCATAAAAAAAGACCCCTGTAAAGGGGTCTTGATCTATACTGTGACATTCTAAATTTAGAATGTGAACTTAGCTCCTACTTTACCAGAGAAGTCAAGATCATCAGATGCAGTCTGACCATAAAGCTCTCCGTATAGTGAAGTAGACTCTGTGATAGACTTAGA